CTGGCGGTGCGCTTGCGTCGAGGTCGATCGACTCGGGGTTCGGCGCCGCCGAACCCATCTCCTTGAGGATCAGCTCCACCTCGCCGTCGATCTCGGGCTCGTCCCAGTTCGGGTGCAGGCTGCGCACGATCTCCTTGCGGGACGCGGCGCGGGCCGCGTCGAGCAGCTGCGCCGTGCGGGCCAGCTTCTCCGGGTCCGCCTGCGACACGTCTGCGAACACAACCGACGGCGGCCGGGACAGGTCGCCGGTGTCGGCGCCGCCGAACACGGTCTTGTCGATCTCGAGCGCGGCGAGCGACCAGCGGCCGAGCGCGGCGCGGGCGAAGATCGCCTTCTTGTCGCGGGTGCGTTCCGAGTCGGACAGGTCGGCGGTGATCTCGGTCGCGGTCTGCCCGCCCCGCACGGACTCGATGCCGAGGTGCGCTTCCGAGTAGCCGATCGCCGAGGCGATCTCCTTCTTGAGGGCCTCGATCACCTTGAGGTGCTCGTCGACGCGGATCGCGAACTGCACGATCGACATCGGACCGTTGCCGTCGGCCGCCTTGCCGAGGGTGCCGGAGACGGGGGTGAACACCTGCCGGTAGACGTCGAAGTTCGCGCCCTCGCCCGGCTTCGCCGAGAGCTGGAGCATGTCCTCGGGGACGATGAGTCGACCCTGCCCGTTGTCGATGTCGCGCATGAGCGACGACCAGGTCATGTCGACCTTGTCGAGCTCATCCTGGATGCCGTCGAGATCGGAGCGGCCGAGGGAGGCGAGCTGGCCGAGCTTCCGCCAGTCCCACACCGGCTGTGCGTTCTTCATGTACGCGACGGCGAGATGCTCAGTACCCGTGCCGATCGTGACCGACTCGGGCAGTGCACCCTCGGGGACGGCGAGATCCGCCGGTGTGCGGAGCTCGGCGTAGTGGGCCGTCTCCTCGCGGGTGTCGATCTGCACTGCCCTGCCGAGCGCATGGTCGGTGCCCTGGTACAGGGTGTACGCGATGCTGCCGCGGCGGTGCTCCTCGACGAGGCGGAATACGTCGTTGCCGTCGCGGTACTCGGACCACAGCTTGACGCCGGCGAGGCGGCCGTGCCGGAACGTGGGGATCGCGGTGTCTGCGGCGTACGCCTTCGGGAAGACGTGGTCGGAGACCTCGGGGTCCCACGCGACGGCGAGGTACGAGCCGCCGAGGCCGGCCGAGTACTCGCCGCCGAGGAGGAGTTCGGCGTGCGACTCGTCCGAGCCGATGATGTCGTCGAGACGCCCCTGTGCGGGATGCTGCCACGACTTCGCCTTCGTCTCGGCCGTGGCGGGCTGCTCGTCGTCGGGTCGGCGGAACCCGATCTGTGGGGCCTCGCCGAACAGCAGGTCGGACGAGAGCGTGCAGAGGTCCGCCGCGAGGGGCAGGTGCATCCGCATCCGCTTCTCGGTCGGCTCGACCGGCTGCCCGAGGAACCACTTCGACAGCGACCCGAGCGCCCCGCCACGGAACGCACGGCCGCGGATCGTGTGCGTCGCGGCCTGCTGCGCGGCGCCGCCGTAGATCTCGGCGAGCGTGGTCGCGTCGCCCGAGATCCACGCGTCGAGCTCACGGAAGCGGGCGAACGCGATGTCGAACGGTTCGGGAGGCCAGGTGTCAGCCACGGGGCCTCCTTCGGTCAAGCGGCCAGCCGGATGTAGCTGCGCCAGATGTTCTCGGTCGTGGTCACCGCGTACCGGCCCGCGTCGAGCGAGTGGTCAGCGATCTTGATCGGCTTGTCGACGCCCTTGAGCGTCTGGTCGGGGTCCCACGCGTACCCGGGCGCCTCGGTGATGAAGCCCTTGCAGCGGTCGGACACGAGCAGGCGCCGCTCGGCGAGCAGCGATGCGAGGGTGCGGATGCCGTACAGCACGTCGTTGTCGGCCGGCGTGGATGCGACGCCGTGCTCCTTGCGAAGCTCGACAGAGAACGACGCGGCCGACGGGTCGACGATCAACGTGCTCGAGGGCAGGTGGTTCTCGTTCATCCACGCGACGAGCTTCCGCGACAGCTCGGCGTCGGTGAGCTTCTCCTGCGCGACCTTGGAGTCGTGCCGGAACTCGTCGATGAAGAACAGGCGCGGGGCCGGCCGGCCGAGTCCATCGTGCTCGGCGGAGACGCCGAGGAGGAGCGCCGCGGTCGGGTTCGTCGTGCCGTAGTCGATGCCGACGCAGAGGAGCTCGCGCATCTCGGGGAGCTGGTCCCATGCGACGACGTGCTTCTCGACGTCCCACATGTCGAAGATCGCGCCCTCGGCGGCGACCCACTCGCCCTGGATGAAGCGACGGAACCAGAGCCCAGTGAACTCGGACTTGATCTGAGTCTTGTACTCGTCGGAGAGCGCGGGGTTGTCGTCGAGAGTGAAGTGCCATGACCGCCACCCGGGCAGCGACTCCTTGATGCGGTCGAGGAACTTCGCCTTGAGCCAGTGCGCCGGCGAGTCGGGGTTCGTCGTGCCGAACAGCTTCGCGCGCGGGGGCGACATGCGGCCGAGGAGCTGGGTGAAGAACTCCTCGGGGATGACGGTGACCTCGTCGACGTACGCGAGCGCGACCGTG